AAATTTTCCAATTTATTAAGATTTTCTAATATACTCATATCTATAAAATTCCCATTTGGCATTGGAGCAGGGCCACCAACTTTACACTTATAATATTTCTTTGTTAGCTCAGAATAATAAACATTTCCAACTACTGCATTTGTAATAGGAAAATCCCCATCATGTTTTCCAACTGCTGATACAAGCCTATCATTTAAGCCTTTTGAATTCTTTTCTGTATCTCCTTTTAATCTTAGTATGTAATCCTCTATTTTATCCCATAACTCGTTCCAAAAATCTCTAAATTTTCCTTTATGATTAGCTTTCCATACAGGTAATTTTAATTCTTTTGTAACCTTTTCTATTTCTTCTCTACCTTGTGGGTCGTTTATCCATTCAGCCATTTTTTACCTCCTCGAAATTTTAATTTTTTCTATTTCTTCTAATGTCATTGCTTCTAGTTCTGATAAACTGTACATTTCAATATAATACTCATCTCTAGCTAGTGTAATCTTTTCTATTTCTTCAAGTGTCATTTCATGGAGTTCTGATATTAAGTAGTCTTCTACATAGATTCCATTAATAACTTCTAGCCCTACACCTGCACCTTTAATTTTTTTTACTAAGCTAAAGACTTCTTTTTTATCTAATTTTTCAGGAATAGAAATAAGTATTTTTCCTAATAATTCTATAATTCTAAACTCTGTTTGATTTAATTTAAAATACTCAGATAAGATCCTAATTATTTCTTGTGGGCTTCCTAAAAATTGTAATAATGCTATTTCAAACTTCAGTAGTTTTCTGTACTCTATATCATTGAGTCCATTTCTTAGAATTTTAAAGTTTCCACCCAAAACATCTAATAAATAGCCTTCTGATTTATCAATATCATTGAAATTAGAAAACAAATTATAGATATTTCTTATTCTTAAATGCTTAGTTTCTGCTATTTCAAACATTTTTTTTGAATAAATCGTATCATGATAAATATGAGGTACTCTGCTTAGTATCATAGATTCACCTCGATAGTTATATCATCAGCATTAGCAACTGCAACCTCTTTATTAGATAATTTATAATCTTGCTCTCTTTCACTGTACTTAACATCTCCTAGTTTTATTCTTAAAGTTTTTATTCCACTTACATTTTTATATATTTCACCAATGATTTTATATAAGTAAATAGTGCTATTTGGCTCAACTTCATCTATATATTTTAAGTAAATATCTTTTATAGTTTTTTTGAATTCATCTCTCCAAACTTCCTTAATACCTTGAATTTCAACTTTCAAGAATACAGTTTTTTCTGAGGGTCTAGTGAAACCAACAGATATTTCATCAAAATTCTTTGTAATTGCTCCAACCGTTCTAATCCCTGCAATCTTATACTCATATAAAGCTTTTAAAATATTTTCATTTGTATCTCCATAACAGATGCATTCATAACTATGTGCTAATCTGCCGTCACTATCAAATGTATCAGTGTCATTCTCTATAACTTGGCATTTTTTTACATTAGTATTATGTAAGATATAATTTTTAATACCCTCAGTTGTAAATGAACTTTTCCTATCTAGTCTTTTTAGATATCTTTCTCTTAATTCAGTGTCAGTTTCTAAGTCTTTTCCACCTAATGTATTCAATTTATTGTTAATAGATATAACTCCAGTTAAAATTTCTGTTTGTTCTGTTATTGCTCCTGAACTTACATTTCCATCTGTTCCACCTTCTAAAGCTATTACTTCAATTTCTGTCTCTCTTGCTGTAGTAGTAATTGTAGATGTATTTAGAGTTACAAACTTAATGCTTGATTTAGTTTCTATTCCCCAAGCTTGTGGAATCTGTGTTCCTATCTCAGCAGTAACTGTAATTTTGCCAACTGCTTTTTTTTCTTTTTCCCAAGTCATACCTAAATGACTAGTTATAGCATTTAAGTTGCTTCCAGTTGCAGTATAGACTGACAATTCATTGAATGCTGTTAAAGCTTTCAAATAACTATCGTACTCTTCAACACTATCAAACCTTAACCAAGCAATTATAATGTTACTATCTGTTTCCCTTAGGTCAGGCTTTACACTTTTAAAATCATTTAATTTTCTTGTATAAATTTCATCTATAGTTGGTACTATAAAGCCCTTATCTGTTATCATATTGTGTACACCTCCCCGTTTATTTTGATGTTTATAACTAATTCTTTATCGATAAATTCAATGCTTTCTATTTTTTGCACTCCATCATATTTATTAATGACTTTGCTAACCTCTTGAATTATCCTATTTTTATTATCTTTAAGTTGTAAAATGCCTGTGTTAGCTTCATTTAGATAAGGAGTTCCCCAAGCAGTATTTAATGCAAATTGTCCTTTGTTCTGTTCTAACTCAACTCTAATTGCTTGTACTAAGTCATCTGCATTACTAACTAACTCACAAACTCCATTATCATTAAAAACTAACTCACAATCACGATCTAATTTTGGACTTGTCATTTACACCTCCTATTTAGCTTTACTTGTAGAAGTTTCAGGACTAGGTCCAGGATTATAGTTATGAGTATGTTCATTTAAACTAATTCCTTTACCTATAACATCTCCCGTTGCTGTAATACTCCCTTTTTGAGTAGTATCACCATTTATAGTCAAATTACCATTTAATGTAACGTTGCTTGTAATTGTTGTTTGCTTACTCCCTGCAAGTATAGTTATATCTCCGTTTCCTTTTATTTCTATTCTAGTTCCTGCACCTTGTAGAATTATGTCATCTGAATTAGCTTCAAATCCATTTTCACAACTTCCAATTATGTAAGGCTCATTTAAACTAAATCTTTCAAGGCTTGTTTCATCAGATAAAGCAGTTTCAGAAAAACCAACCCATACAATATCGTCAACTTTTCTAGGTATTTGAAAACTCCAACCACCAAATTTAAGAAAATCTAATCTAACATCTATAAGTGGAGGATAATCAATTTTTTGTTGGCATAATTCTCTTTTAGCAAGAGGTTGAACTGTACAAGTTCCAGCACTATGATTAACAGATGTAATTTTACAAGCTAGGCTTGTGTGTAATTCATTTAAACTATCATCTATCATATTTTTTATAACTTCTATCATCTATACAACCTCCACACTTGCCGTTACTGTAAAGCTTTCAAGTCCACTAGCTACAAAACTACACTCTTTAACTATAACTTGACCTTTAAATAAAGTGCTTTCTATTTCTAGCAACTGACCAATTTTAATCAATGGAATTAACAAACATTCAATATCAAATTTAGCTTTATTAGATGTTGCTTTAGAATTATCTTTTTTAGCCTTTTTGTTATCTTTTTCTTTAATATCTGCTTTATCCATTTTTTTATCTATCCTAATAAGTCCTTGTTCTCCTCCTAGATGTAGTACACTAGAATAGGCTTTATTAGGTAATTTGAACTCTATAGTTGTATTAGTAAATCTACATATAGTTCCTGTATCTCTTGCAAGAATTGGAATTACATTAGATAATCTACCACTAAACACCTTGCCATTTGGATATACAGTATCTTTGCCTAATTCTTTTATATCCATAGTAAAATTACACATTGTACCTATTTGCTTTATCACTTCACTTGCTTTTATACCTGCTTTAAATTGTCTGTTTATAATTGTATTAGCATAGGCTCGATTATTTGGTGTTGCTTCAATAGTAGTTATAAAATCATTTTCATCTCTACTTGTGCTGATACTTTCAACTATTCCATTAAATATAACTCCGTGCAAATCTCTATAACCTGCGTCTATTGATACATCTTGATTTAGTTTTAGTTTCTGTAATGTTGTATCAGATAAGTTATATAGTTTTATAGTTGCTAAATCACTTTTATTATCATCAGTACATTTAACTTCAAATTCAACATCTAACTCATCATAATCAAATACTATCTCTCCAACAGTTATCATTCTAACTTGTTTCCACAGTTTCATCATCATCACCTATCAAGAAAAATTTATAATCTTTATTCAAGTTTTCAGGAGTAATTTTATCTTTTTCCTCAGCAAATTCATTAATCTTAATACATCTTAATTGTAAGTTTTCATCATTTCTTACTAAACTAAGATAATCAATATTAGGAACTAGCTTGTTATAACCTGTTATACGCTCATTTAAAGCGTTTAGAATAGATAGGTATATAAAACTATCATAGGTATTATAAATTAGCTCTAAAGTTAAATTATTAGGTAATTCAGCTATTATTCCTCTTTCTTCTATATCAGTTACATCTATTTCTAAAGCTTTCATTTTATCCTCCCCATAATATCTTTGCACTTGTTTTTTCTCTTGGCTTTGTTGTACTACTACTTGCATTACTTCCACTTGTTACTTTACTAACTTTGCTTTTTTCTGCACTTGTTGGCTTACTAACTTTAGCAGTTGTACGCTTTTTCTTTCCTCCAGATGTTTTAGCCTTTTTATTATCTGTTTTTACATCACTTTCTTTAATCTCTCCAACTTGTATCTGTCTTAGAGTGATAAAGTATGTAAAACCGTATTTTTGTTTATCCGTTTCAACTTCTTCTATGTTCTCTATTATCATATGTTCATATGTATCTCTATTAGAAAAAACAAACTGTACTTCTTCGCCTAACTCCTGCAGCTTCATTAATTTATCCCTATTTAACATATAGTCACTGCTATTATCCACAACAGTTATATTTATAATCATTGGCTCTTTTCTTACTGAATCACTTATATTAAAACCGTTCTCAACTCTTTTACTAGGTAAGGACATAGGCAAGCTTCTCGATTTTTCTGATATTACTTCTAATGGTATATCTTGTATATAACTTTGACTATATGTTCCACCTAGCAAACTAAGTGCCATACTTATAGCTTGTTTAAATAAACTCATTCAAACCTCCTAATATCCAAAACCATAGTTTACAACTCCAAGTTGTGCTTTTATTTTTTCTATGTCTTGTTTACCAGCATTTCTAATACCTGTTTCTATCATCTTTTCTACCTTTGCTCCATCTGTTGCCTCATTTATAGTAACATTTGTATTATAAGTTGGTGTATTAGTCAATGTTACTTCAGGCTTTATCATTTTTTTAGTTTCTGTAACTGTCTTAGTATCTAGCTTTTTAGGCTCTTTAAAATTAGATAAAGTCTTAGTTAAGTTTATTAAATCTAGAGAATAATCATCAGTTAAAGTAACATTTGGCTTTATTTCTTTTCTAACTTCTGTTATAGATTTTTTATCAATGCTTTTAGTTTCTTTCATTTTTGATAAATTATTTATAGCTACAGTTAAATCATTAGGTAAAGCTATAATATTTGCATTGTTATTAGCCTTATTTTGTCCAGCAAACCATGGTTGGCTTACAGGTATTACAAAATCTTTCTCAACTGGTACTCCAAAAGTATTTTGATTTTTATTTATATAGTTCAGTCTTTCTATAAGTTGTTTTTGTTCTTTTGCATATTCTTCCAGTTCATTTTTTTCATACATGTAATAAGTTTCTTGCATATTGTCATAAGCATTATTCATTCTATTCCAACCAGCTTTTATATTTCCGATAGTTCCTTCACCTACATTTTCAAAATCTCCAGTAAAAGACCCTCTTATAGCTCTAAAAGTATCTGTAACTATACCTCCAGATACACCCCATATCATTTGTAAAAGACCTGCTCCTCCTTTTATAATATCTAACATATTTGTCAAAACTTTAGTAGTAAAAGTAATTTTTTCTATTCCACTATCTGCTCCCTCAGTCCATAAATCCCAAAAGTCAGATACTCCTTTTCTTAAATCTTCAAATCTATAATCAGTACCTGTAAATTTTAACAGTGCATTTATAGCGTCTTCTGTAAAACTTTCTTTACCTTGAAAAGCTCCGAATACATCTTCAATAGCTAAAACTAATGCAATAAGTGGAAATTGAGTAGCTAAAGCTATACCACCTATAATTTTAAAAGCATTCTTTGCACTGTCAGGCAAGGCATTAAAACCTTTTTTTATATCTCTAAATACTCCTAAGAATGTATCACCAAAACTTGCACCTGCTTTAAAAACTCTATTAACTACATCTTGTAAGCCTTCAGCATTATCTGCTACAAACTCCCAAAACTTCGCTCTTGTTTCTCTTACAGACATTCCCCAAGTTTCATATAAATCACCGATTCTGTTTTTAGCAGATGTAATTTTTCCCTCTGGAGTTTTTAACATCTCTTTGTTTTGCTCTCCTATACTTCTTCTAACTGCTTCAGTAAGTAAAGCGACCTTTTGTTCCTCAGTTCCAACTTTTAGTAACTGTTCTTCTCTTTCAGATAAGATTATTCCACTTCTTTTAAGAGCCATTGTTTGACCATTCATAGATTTAGCAAAAAGATTTGCTATTCCTTCCATGTCTTGACCTGTTCCATTTAGACCCTTTTGTTTAACAAGCAAGTCTTGCATAGTTGGTAATAACTTTTTAATACTATCCTCTTGTAATCTATAAGTTGCTAATTGTTGAGCCCCTGCAATAGTTACCTCATCTCCTACAACTCCCAAACTTTGTAAACTTCCTGTTAAATCTACTATTGATTTTATTTGTTCATCTCTAAAGTTTTGAGCCCTTAGAGTGTTATATAATTTAGCTTCTTGTTCAATTTGATAATTACTAGCTTCAACCGCTTTGTTGTACTGTCCAACTAGCCCAGATATAGTAAAGTATCCAATAGCTAACTGTCCTAGTGTGCTGCCTGCTACTTCTTTAAATCTTTTACTTAAATTCATAGATTCTTTTAAATTACTTTTAAAATCTTTAAAACCTTTTGAATTTAAGTAAGTATCTATACTAAATTTTAAAATACCTGTACTCAATCTATTCCACCTCCCTCATTCTAATAATTCTATTTATGTATGTTTCAAGTTGTTTAATTGTATATTGCTCAGCTTTTTCAAAATCTTTAATGAAATAGCCGTACATAGTTATCATATTTTCTATACTTTCGTGATTATAGTTTAAATTACATTTTGCGAAATGTATCTACAACTAAACCACAAAAGGCGATATTCTTTACTTGCTCCCATACTTCTAAGCCTATTTTCTCTATTTCTTGGTATTTATAATCATCAATATTTTTATTTAACAGTTTTAGAAATGTTTCTCCAGTAAATACAACGTTTTCAAGTCCTGCTACGAATAGTTTTTCCATTGTATAAAGCCCTCTATCATCCAACTTTAACTCTAAGTCTTGGTATTTTATGCTTTCAGGCACTCCAATTATATTTTCCAAACTTTCATTAATTCCACTAGGATATTTTAAAATCTCTTTAGTGTAGTCAACTATTCTAGTTCTTCCGATTTCTTTTTCAAGCTTCAATACATAGCTTGCTGGTTGCTCCATAACTGTAACATCATAATTATTTACTCTTATAACTTTCTTTTCCATTTATACCTCCAAAAATAGAGTAGTTAAAAAACTACCCTATTAAGCCATTTTTAAATTTATGCATTGTACTTCCCATTCAGTACCTTTTGCGTCTGTTCCAATTTCAAGAGTTGGTATTTTCTTAAAGAAGCCTTTAGCTGAGAATGCTCCCATTGTTCCATCTAATCCTTTATTAACAAAAGTTACAGGAAAAGTTCCCTTTTCTCCTTCTGTTAATGCAAGTTGTTTAAAAGATAGATTTAAAGGGGAATTTTGTAAAATTTTAAATTTTATAACTGCATCATAATCATTGTGTTGATTGACACTTCTAGCACCGTCAACTCCTTTTGTTAAGCTTTTAAAATCTCCATCATACTCTATTGTAATTTTAGTATCATCAGCATAATCATCAACTCTTGTTTTGCCGATTACTAATTCATAATTTTTACTGTTGTAATTATATATATTAGACATTTATAACACCTCCTAGACTTCAAAGAATAAATCAGCTGACAATTCTCTAATGCCATAAGCATAGTAAACTGTGATTTTTACACCTGTTAATTTACCATTCAAAATATCATTCTTTGGTATTTCTTCAAGTGGCACTATATCAACTACTGTTTTATCTTCAACTAATGCTTTCATTCTTACAAATTGATTACATCTATCTAAAATTATATTTTTTAATGGACCTATATTTGCAAATGTAGGCTTTGGTGTAGCTTTTAAATATAGTGTGATATCTTCCTCTAATCTAAATTGTAAAGCCTTAACACAGTGGATAAAATCAATCGGATCACCTGTAACTGTAACACCATTTGCAAGTCCTAATTGTCCTTTCATTCTTGCAACATAGTTAACTTTGTTCTTGTCTAAAACTCCTTGTTCTGCTCCAATTAGTCCACTTTCAACTGCTCCATTTATAAGTTTATTCGCAATTAAAACTGACCCAGGAAATTGTGGTATTGTGTAACCTGCAACTGCTCCTGCCGTAAGTTCTTCATTTTTGTTGAAAAATAATGCTGTTGTATCCTCTGCTATTGCTTTTATCTTAGATTCAGAATTCATTATGTCTTCATCTTTTTTAACTTGTGCAAATAGCATTTTTTGTCTTGCTCCAATTTCTTTAGATATTAAAGCTATTTTTTCTAAGTCTGTTTCATCTGTTACTGTACCAAACCAATCATTTTTTACACTATCAAATAAGTCTTTGTAATTGTTCCCAGTTACAGCCTTCCCAAATACTAAGACTTGTTTTGCTCCACCGTTAAAACAAGCTTGTAATAGCTTATAAACATCATCACCTGCTGCAACTCCTGTTACATCTTTTATACTTGTAATTAATTGCTCTGTTATAGCTTTCTTAGTACTAAATACTCCTATAATGTTAACTGTTGCTTGGTCAACTGGGCTTGGCTTGTGTGTGTTAAGAAATACTATTTTCTTTTCTGCACCTAATATAATTCCCATTAGTTACCTCCTTCAATATTGAATTTAACATCTTTTATAATTTCTATTTCTGTTCTTAGTTCCTTAGAAGTTCTTACAGTCAAGTCAAATACATATCTTTCAAGTAAATCACTTGCTGAATAATCTGTAATATCCTTTAACTCTCCAACTTCCTCAATAACTAAGTTCAGTCCATTTAATTTAATCCACCAATTGACAGCTTCTATATTTGTAAAATAATCTCTAATTATTGCTACATCTATAAAGCTATCTTTTTTACTTAGAGTAAATGAAAAACTGATTATATGCTTGTTTATATTTGTTTGTTTAAAAACTCCGTATTTCTCAGTGTCTTCTCTATTATTTGTATATCTATGAATTACATTATTAGAAATAGTTCTTGCAAGAACACGAGGTAATTTCAATTGTCCGTTTACTTTGCTTAAATGTTCAAAAGGGACAGTTTGAAATTTTTCATTTAATTGCTTTATTTTCTCAAGTAGTAATATTTCTAATTCTAGATTATTCATCTTTCATCAACTCCAGCACAAACTCATTAAAATCGGCATATAATCTCGGTAGTATCTCAACTACTCTATAATTTAACTGTTCAACTGTTATCATATCTCCTAGCCTTAAATCATAGCTTTTTAAGATTTTTCCATTCAATTGATTTAAAACTTTTATAGCTGAGTTAGTATCTGCTGTTGCTACTCTTAAAGATTTTTTATAGATCAACATTTCCAAATGATAGACATTTTCTATTCCTTCAGGATTTTTCATATCATATTCAGCTTTACGTGTAACTTGGTATGTTTTTAACTCATTTTTAGCGAATTGTTTTAATCTAAATTTCATTTTAAATCTCCTTGACTACATATTCTAAGCTATTAAGCATTGTTCTAGTATCTATTAAAGGCTTGTTTCCACTTCCTTTTTTTTGTCTTGCTAATATAGTACTTTCTGCTAAAGCTGCATAACTTCCTTGCTCTATACTCTTTTTGATATATTCAACAACTTGTTTCCCGATATCATCAAAACATTTTCTAGCTTCCATTTTTCCTAATGCAACTTGATTAGCATTAAATTTAAATCTATTCATTATTTTTTGAATATTCCCATCTATTGCACTTCTCCAAAATGGACGAGCAGGGTAGTGAACATTAAAGCCCTCGCTCCCATATTCTAGCCACATCGCTATTAATTCTACCTTTACTCCGTTAGCTTCTGTATTATCCTCGTTGAATTGTACGACAAGCTTCCACTTTGCTAATAGATTAAGTTGTTTTTCTATATCAGAAAACTTCTCTATACCTTGTACATTTACAGATGTTTTAACTCCAATCATATGTTTTCCTTTCATACTTATAAAGAATATTCTTAGCTTGGGCATTTGCAAATATGATAGAGCCTATACTATTACTAGCATTAGAGTTATAACTAATAGACATATCACCGATTGACTTACTAGCAATGCCTTTTTCAATATCATTAATGTTGTCATCATCGACATCTTTAATTATTGAATAAGCTTCTAACATTTGAGCCTTTTTAATCTCATCAGGGACTTTCTTTTCGTTAATTCTAGGAAATATTAATTCTTGTGTTTCACTTCTTCCACTATCTCTAATCATTAAGCTTTCAATTTTATCTAATGCTTTATATAAACCTTTAGATAATTCTTGTTCTGATACTTCTTCATATCTGTTTTTTAAGAATTCTTTAGCCTCATCTAAACTTACATAACCTATCATAAAAAACTCCTTTTAAAAGCAGTAAGGGGGCTTTTAACTCCCGTTATGCTTGCGATACTTCTAATTCACATAGTAATTTTGTTTTTCCTGTTTCAGTTTCAATAACATCACATCCGAATAATTGTAATCCTTTAATATATTCACCGAATGATTTTTCAAATTTTCCTGCTTCCATTTTATTTATTTGCATTGCAAGAGTTAAACCTGTGCTAACTCCACCGATACAATGATATTTTTTACCTGTTAATTGAACATTATTAGATTTGAATATTTGGAAACCTCCATAAGTACCAATATAGTAGTTTTGGTTAATTCCAAGTGTGTTTTCTCCTGTAGAAATAGTCGGCAACTCTTTTATTAATTGCCCGTAAACTTCAGGAGATAGAACAAGCCATCTATTAGCAGTTGGAACGTTGTCTTTATCCATTTGTACAGCTAAATTTAATATTAAATCTGTAACTTTGTTAGTTCCAATTGTTCCTGCAACTTTATTTTTACATTTAGCGTATAGTTTTGCAAGTTCTGTATCTACAACATCTGCCATTTCATAAACTGCTTGTTCTGTTAATCCTTCCATAACTCCAGGGATAGCTTGAGCTTTGTCTACATCATCCATCTTTAAAGCAAAGTATTTAGCTTTATTAATGTTGATAGTTTGATATGCTCCTGTGTCCTCTTGAAATGTTATGTCTGCCCCTGTGTAATCTCCAACAGTTACTGAGCCTATGCTTGGTACTCTTATAGAACTTCCAAAGTTCTCAATTTTACCCTCGTATTTTCTATTTGCTAGTGCTCCAAAAACTAAGTTTTTATTTAAGTTTCTATTTGTTAATTCAGTCCAAACTTCTGGTTTAAAATTGTTATATGACATATTATCTAGCCTCCTAATCTCTTAAAATTTGTTTTAATTCATCATCTGTTAATTTTGCCTTTTCTGCTTCTGACATCTTTAAAAAATCATCATAAGTAACTTTTGAATGCCCATCATTTGGCGGTAATAGTGGAGGTGTTGAACTTCCTTTTTCATTAAATAAGTCAGGGTAAGTATTTTTAAATGCTTCTATTTGTTCTTTAAAGCCTACTATTTCTCCATCTTTAACATCTAGTTTTGAATAATCAACAGCATTGACTAACATATTTGCATATTTTGGCGATATTGCACTAAGTCCAAAATTTACAGCAGTTTTAATAGTTTCGTTCTTAAAGTTATCGAATTCACTTTTTAAAACTATTTCTTTTCCTAAGTCATCAGAAGTTACCTTATCTCCTAGCTTAGTCTTTAAAAACTTAGTTGCGTTATCGTTATATAATCTATCAGATATTTTTTGATTTTTTTTGATATACTCAGTTACAACTTCATCAGTCAAAGGCTTTTCTATCTCTTTAACTGTTTCTATCATAAACTTATTATCAGTTAGCCATTTTTTACCTTCATTACTTTCTAATATTTTCTTTTCTTCATCACTTATAATAATTTTCCCATCTTTTAATTCCATTTTTTCTCCTCTCATGCAATTTCTCACACAAAATTAATTTAATCTTATTGGCTCAGCCCAACATCTACAATTAAAATCTTCTCCTGGTAATTCATCATTGATACTAAATACTAAGCCCTCTCGTTCAGCGTGCGATTCTCTTACTCTGTCATCTCTCATAGTATGCCAAACAAAATGTTCAATACCGTTCTCAATCATTAAGTCTTTACACTCTTGAGCATATAAATTACCTGTTTCATTTCTAGCTAAATTCTCATTTCTGTTATTAAGCCAAGTTTGAAGTTTATCGATATCAGCATTAGAATAGGTACCGTTTTCAATGCTTTTAACAATATCTTTAATCTCTTTACTTGCCCTATTATTAGCTATATCTTGTTTCAAAGCTTCCAATGTAGACTTTGGTACTTCTCCATTTTTTAATACATCTAAATTTCTATTATAATTTTTGATTGTATCTACTATTCTTTGTTGCCTTATATCCATTAACTTATCAACTGTAACTGATGTATTATTGAATAAATCATAATTCTTTTTTATCCAGTATTTAGCACCAATTAAATCTGTTCTTTTTAACTCTTCATCTGTGAGAGTTCTCCAACTTTCAAAAGTAGATAAATTAACCTCTATAGCAACTTTTGTTAATTCTTTTATAATGTTTCTTTTTTCATCATCTGTTAACTCGAACAGTGGTAACTGTCCATTATTAATAGCTTTTCTTGCTCTTTTTGTTCTTTTCTTTGTATAAAATTCAAATATTAATCTAAGTTTTTTTTCTTGTGCTAAAGGGAACATATACTATTCCTCCTTAACTTCTAGCCCTAAATCTTTCATAATATCTTTTGAAAGTTCTTCAAGTTTAACTTGTAATTGCTCTTCTCTAGTAATACTAGCTAATGTATTCATTATGTTAATTAGCTTTTCTTGATACATTACATTAGCTTTAATTTTAGCTATTTCTTCATCTGTATCTTTTCCTAATATTCCTAGAAATTTAATAGCAGTTTCTAAACTCATTAAATTGTTTTGTATTCCTTGTACTACTATTGCCATTTTTTCCGTTAATGATAAACTCAAAATGTCTTGTGCTTCTATTTGTAAATCTATATCTTTTCCTTTAAGCTTTTTATAGCCCCATAGAACGATATTTTTAATACCTGTTATACATTTACTCCTTTTGCTTTCTACCGTTGCAATAGTACGCTCTAAACTTCTTCTTTTAGCTTCTCCAGAAGCAATAGATCCTCCTAAGTCAATTCCAAAAGCTAAGTCATTAACTCCTAATTGTTTATAAATATCATTTTTGATGTCTTCTTTGTGCAACTTCCACTCTTGCGTTTTAGTTTCTAATTGTACTTGTTTAACTTCCTTGTCATCTTTAGATAAAGTTATAACTCTATTGTCTAATCTAACTGTACTTTTACCAGTTGAATCAACTTCTATCAAGCTATCAGGTACTTGTAATAGTGGATTAGCTACTTTTTGAAATGCTTGAGATGTTAATGTATCTCCAATTACTAACTCTCTAACATTAGCTAATAAATCATCATTATAATCACTTTTTCCAAAGATGTTTTCAATTTCTACTACTGCCCAACCTTGAGCTTTTGTATCTCTATAACCTAAGCCGTCTACTATCATTCCATTTTCCAATAAGTTGAAAGGGTAAGCTATTTCATTTATAGAATTTTCTGTTATTTTATATGCTCTATACTCAATACTATCTAGCTCATAAATTTCGCAAATTAGAGTTTTATTATCCTTGTCATCTTTAGATAAATTGTATATTACATAACCATCAATTAATTTTGGATTATATTCATTTTTTATTGGAAAATAGTCTTTTGGTGTTACTGTGTAAAAACTAAACTTATCATTTTGTGTAACTCCTTTCAATAGAAGCTTTCCACTCCAAGACTGTATAATCATAGCTTTAGCTAATAAATCATCAAAATCGAACTCTTTTATTAGTTCTAAATCTTGCTTATTAGTTATAAGTGGCTTACTTGTTGCAAATTCGGCGTATAGTCTAGTCGTTGCTTGTAATATTCCGTTACTTGCAACTAAATCTTTAAGAGAATGATTATTATTACTTACTAAACTATTATCATTTACACTATACGATTTAATATAGCCTTTATTGTCTATAATTCCCATATATTCAAGGTTTACCCTTGCTTTTACATCATTAAAAAATACATCAGCACTTTTCCCATCTGATAACTTGCGATACTTATCACAATTTTTATAAATATCAGTTAAAAGATAGTCATTATATGCTTTTAATATCCTTGTTTTCTCCATTTTTAAACTCCTGTAATTTTAAAAATTTTCCCATTTTTAAAGCTAATTTGTTTGTATTTTTCTAGTCCGTATCTCATAGCGTCAACTGTATGAGGGTCTATGGTAAATTTATCTTCTAAGTAATTTCCGTTCTTATCTTGTTCGTGACATAGTTCTATTAATTCTCTATATGTATTTATGCACTTATCAGAAACTATAATCTTGTAAAAACTCTTTAATTTCTGTAATCCATCTAATACACTTCCTGGCCCTTTTTCAGCATTAATTATTTTGAAACCTGATCTTTTAATTTCTTCAGTTGTTTCAGGTCTTGCATTATCCGCTATTATTTCTCTATGTCTTTTTTTGATATGTTCCATAGATTTAATTAATTCGCTTGTAATTAGATTTTTGTTATAAACTTCGTCATAAACATACAAAACATTATTCTCCCTGTCTACTGCCATTCTAACTAAAGCATTATATGAAATACTAAATCCATAATCTAGGCCATCATATAAGTTTCCTAGTCCTGATTTACTTAATTCTTGCATAATTGCTTGTACTTCTGTATCACTAGCTTTAAATACATTTGTAAATACTCTTTCTCCAACTATTCCAAACTTTCCTTGAAATGCTATTCTATACCGCTCAGGGTCATAAGTTTCAAAGTTTTTTAATTGCTGTATGTACTCATCATTAACGAATGCATTATCTGTAACTATTGAATGATGATAGTATGTATCATCAGTTAAGATTATTCTTTTATCATATAAATCATTTTCGTTTATATTTGCTTTTTTTATAAATCTTTCATAAGTCCAATTATTGACACTGACAGGGTTATTCGTTAAGAATATATGTAAATCTTTACCTAATGCTCTCAATCTACCATTCAACTCATTAAAAGCGTTGTAACTAATTTCAGAACATTCTTCTATCCATATCATATCTACATTATCAATCGATTTTAGTTTCTCAGAATCATCTAATCCCATAAATATAAACTCGCTCCCATTTCTA